AGGTTTTAGGTACTGATACAATATTAAAATGGAAGCTAGCAGAAAACATGTCTAGACCATTAGCTGATACAACTAAGGTAGAAATGAATTACGCTATATGTGCACCTCGTATATATAAAGGTAGAATAGAATCTTTAGTTAGCAAATGTATTGGTTTTGCAGATATGATACAGCTTACGCATTTAAAGCTACAACAAGTAATGTCTAGGATGGTACCAGATGGCGTGTACTTAGACATGGATGGTTTAGCAGAAGTTGATTTAGGTAATGGCACAAACTATAATCCAGCAGAAGCATTAAATATGTATTTCCAAACTGGCTCTATAGTAGGTAGATCACTTACTCAAGACGGTGAAATGAACGCAGGTAAAGTACCTATTCAAGAACTAACTAGTTCTAGCGGCCAAGGTAAAATACAAAGTCTTATACAAACTTATCAATATTATTTACAAATGATACGTGATGTAACCGGGCTTAATGAAGCTAGAGATGGTAGTACGCCAGATAAACAAACATTAGTAGGATTACAAAAGATAGCCGCTAACGCGTCTAACGTTGCTACAAGACATATTAAGCAAGCTAGTTTATTTTTAACTCTTAGAATAGCAGAAAATATAGCTTTAAAAATAGCTGATGCTTTAGAGTTTCCATTAACAGAAAGCGCTTTAATTAATTCTATATCTACATATAACGTAAAAACATTAAAAGAAGTTTCTAATTTAAATTTACATGACTTTGGTATATTCTTAGAATTAGAGCCAGATGAAGAAGAACAACAGCAATTAGAACAAAATATACAAGTTGCTTTACAGCAAGGTGGTATTGATCTAGAAGACGCTATAGATTTAAGACAAATCAAAAACCTTAAGCTAGCTAATCAAATGCTTAAAATAAAACGTAAAGCAAAAAGCAAGCAAGATCAAGAAAATCAACAAGCTAATATTAGAGCCCAAGCTGAATCACAAGCTGATGCTGCTGAAAAAATAGCAATGACTGAAGTTCAAAAACAAGAAGCTATATCAGGTTCTAAAGTTCAGTTTGAGCAAGCTACTAACCAAATGGAAATACAACGTATGGAATTAGCTGCTCAATTAGAGCAACAAAAAATGCAAGCACAATTTCAATTTGACATGCAGCTAAAGCAAATGGATATGGAAGCTGTTGGTAAAAAAGAGCAAATGATTGAAGATCGTAAAGACAAGCGTATAAAAATGGAAGGTACGCAACAAAGCCAAATGATAGATCAAAGAAAAAATGATTTATTACCAATAAATTTTGAAGAACAAGACACTACAGGTATTATGCCAACAGTGTAATTTTATTAATTATTTAATTATATTATATTATGTCAGAAGTAAAAACAAATGAACCTGTTAAACAGGAAGGAGACTTTAAAATAAAGTCTAAAAAAAGAACACCTAAAAAGCTAGTTGAAAAACAACAAGAAGTAATAAAGGTAAATATTAAAGAACCACTAGTTGAGTTAGATCAACAAATAAAAAAAGTTGTAATACCTAGTGAGGCTATAAAAAAAGAAGAAGATGCCATTCAAATCGGAGAAACAAAGGAAGTACCTGTGGAAAAACCATCCGGAGATAGCGCAGAGGTGGGAAAACCTATACAAGAGTCCAACGAGACTGCTGAAGGGTTTTCTGCGATCACAGAAGTAAAAGAAGAAGTTAAAAAAGTAGAAGCAGAAGTCAAAGAAGCTATAAGAGATGAAAAAGTTTTAGGTAAAGCATTGCCAGAAAACATTGAAAAGTTAGTAGATTTTATGCAAGAAACTGGTGGAACTATAGAAGATTACACTAGATTAAATGCAGATTATACTAATGTTGATGAAAATACTTTATTAAAAGAATATTACAAAAAATCAAAACCTCATTTAGATTCAGAGGAAATAGATTTTATAATGGAAGATAACTTTCAATATGATACAGATCTTGACGAAGAGCGTGACGTCAAAAAGAAAAAACTCGCTAAAAAAGAAGAGGTTGCAAAAGCAAAAAACTTTTTAGAGGAAACCAAAAAGAAATATTACGACGAAATCAAGTTGAGACCCGGCGTAACTCAGGACCAACAAAAAGCAATGGATTTTTTCAACCGCTATAACAAGCAACAAGATGTGGCTACTGAACAACACGAGAGATTCAAAAAAAATACTCAAGAACTATTCAACGACGAATTCAAAGGTTTTGATATAAAAGTTGGTGAAAAAAGTTATAAGTACAACATACAGAATCGTGAGAAAGTAGCAGAAAATCAATCAAACATCAATAATTTAGTTAAGAAGTTCTTAAACGAAGATGGTGATGTAGTCGATACTTCTGGTTATCATAAAGCCATGTACGCTGCTGAAAATGTTGATAAAATTGCTAGTCATTTTTACGAACAAGGAAAAGCTGACGCTGTCAAAGACGTCGTTAGTAGTTCTAAAAACCTAACAGCTGTAACAGCTAGAACTAATAATTCTGGTGAAATTAAAGTTGGTGGTTTTAAAGTAAAATCGGTTAGTGGATTTGATTCAGCAAAACTTAAAATCAAAAAAAGAAAATTTAACTAATCAAAAACTAAAATTATGGCTATAAGTCCTCAATTTGGTAGTTTAATTCCTTCGCAAACTCAACAACTTTTGCCAAGTAACTACCTACAATTTAACGCTGGTGGAGCTGGTGCGAATGATTTCGCTCAACAATTCCTACCAGAAATTTACGAACAAGAAGTAGAAAGATACGGAAACCGTACTCTATCTGGATTCTTAAAAATGGTTGGCGCTGAAATGCCAATGTCATCTGATCAAGTAATTTGGTCTGAACAAAATAGACTGCACGTATCTTATACTGGTTACCAAATCGGTGCTGATGCTGCTAATGCAAACCTTATTACTTTACCTGCTTCTGTAAGAAACGTTGTATCAATTAACGATACAGTAGTTCTTTTAAACCCAGTAAGTGGTGCTGAAGTAAAAGCTATCGTAACAGGTTCTACGACAGTTGCAATCGGTGGTGCTCCTGCTAATGGTGGTAGCTTTACTGTTGCTCCTTTTGTTGGAACTGGTTTAGTAGCTGCTGGATTTGTTGCTGGTGCTGTAGCACTTGGTGCAATACCAGGTCTTAAAGTATTTGTATACGGTTCTGCTTACGTTAAAGGGTCAAACCTTAATGGAGCTGCTGCTGGTGTAGGTGCTCAAGCTGCTAACACTAGAGTATCTGTAACTCCTCAGTTAACTCAATTTTCTAACTCACCAATCATCATTAGAGATCAGTATGTAATATCTGGATCTGATATGGCACAAATCGGTTGGGTTGAAGTTGCTACTGAAGATGGAACATCTGGATACTTATGGTATTTAAAAGCTGAGTCTGAAACTAGACTAAGATTCGAAGATTACTTAGAAATGAGTATGATTGAAGGTGAATTCAACCAAGGTGGAGCTGCTCCAGCTGCTGGTGTTTTACCAGGTACTGAAGGTTTATTTGCTGCTATTCAAACAAGAGGTAATGTAGAAGTAGGATTTACTGCTGCTAACGGACTTACTGAGTTTGATGCAATTCTTAAAAACTTAGACACTCAAGGAGCTATTGAAGAAAACATGTTATTCTTACAGAGACAAACATCTCTTGATTTTGATGATATGTTAGGAGCAATATCTTGGGGTGCTCAAGGTGGAACTGCTTTCGGTTTATTCGAAAACTCAGAAGAAATGGCACTTAACTTAGGATTCTCTGGATTCAGAAGAGGTTCTTATGACTTTTACAAAACAGATTGGAAATACTTAAACGACGCTTCTACAAGAGGTGGTATCGTTGGTATCAATTCAGTTGAAGGTGTATTAGTACCTGCTGGAACTTCAACAGTTTACGATCAAGTTTTAGGAACTAACATCAGAAGACCTTTCTTACACGTAAGATATAGAGCTTCACAAGGTGATGATAGAAGAATGAAATCTTGGTTAACTGGTTCTGCTGGTGGTGCATTTACTTCAACTCTTGATGCTATGGAAGTTAACTTCCTATCTGAAAGATGTTTAGTAACTCAAGCTGCTAACAACTTTGTATTATTCAAAGGAATCTAATTGATTCAAAATTAATGTAATTATTACCCTCGTTGTATTAACGGGGGTAATTATTACTTTTATAAACTATTTAATTATATTATATTATGGCTAAACAAGCTAAAGCAGAAACTATTGAGGTTGCACCTCAAGAGGTAGCAGTAAAAACTGCACCAACAAAACCAGCTAAACCTAGTTGGGAGATAAAAGATAGAGTGTATTATTTAAAAGGAAATAAATCTCCTTTAACATTAACAATACCAGGAAAGCACACAAGAAAACATGCTTTGCTTTATTTTGATCCTAAAACAGGTAAGCAAAATGAATTAAGATATGCTACAAATCAAGACTCACCATTAGTTGATGAACAAAAAGGTGAAGTTACTTTAGGGCATATACGTTTTGACAATGGAACATTAACAGTTCCTAAACAAATGCAAAACTTACAAAAATTATTATCTTTATACCACCCTTTAAAAGGTAAATTATACGAAGAGTATAGCGCTGTGGCTGAAGCAGAAGATGAGTTAGATATGCTAGATACGCAAATTGACGCTTTAAACGCTGCAAGATCTATTGATGTAGATCACGCTGAAGCTATATTAAGAGTAGAAAAAGGATCAGCAGTAAACGATATGGGCTCTAAAGAACTTAGAAGAGATTTATTATTGTTTGCTAAAAATAATCCATCTTTATTTATTAGCTTAGCTAATGATGAAAATGTTCAGCTTAGAAACTTTGCAATTAGAGCTACTGAAGCTGGAATTATAAATTTATCTGGTGATCAAAGAACTTTTCATTGGGGATCAAATAATAGAAAATTAATGAACGTACCGTTTGATGAAAATCCATACAGTGCATTTGCTAGTTTCTTAAAAACTGATGAAGGTGTAGAAATCTATAAATCTATAGATAAAAAACTATAAAAACAAGTGATACTAATATAGGGCGGTTTCGGCCGCCTTCTTAGTATAAAAAATAAAAATAATGGCGGTAAATATAAATACAGTATATACAACAGTCTTGTTTATCTTAAACAAAGAGCAAAGAGGATATATAACTCCAAATGAGTTTAATAGTCTAGCTGTTCAGGTTCAAGACGAAATATTTAGTGCATATTTTCCAGATGGTAATCAATTAAATAGATTCAATCAAAACAATCAACAAAACGATACAGAGTTTTTTAACATGTTTAAAGACACTGCTTATAAACTATATCCTTTTGAAAAAGAAGCTGCCTTTACTTTTGATACACCTAGCCAAGCGTTTTATTACAATGGCGTTGGTGAAATATACAAATTAGGCGAAATAATATCTACATATACAGGTAACCCTACCTATGATTCTATAACTCAACTAACTAGTAAAAGTGATTTCTCTACAATCACAAGATCAAAACTAACAACTCCAACAAGTCAATATCCAATTTGCCATACAACAAACGCGGTGATTACAACAACACCAGCTACAGCGGCGAGACTAATAATTAAAGTTTCACCAGTACCTAATAGTTTGTTAGTAAATTGTATATTTAAACCAACAGATCCACAATGGAGATTTTCTATAGGTGGAGTTGGTCAATATGTTTATAATCAAGAACAATCTCAAGACTTCGAACTTGATATATCTGAACAAACAAACTTAATAACTAACATATTAAAATATTGTGGTATTATAATAAATGATCCTACAATAATTCAAACAGCTGCAGCAGAAGCACAAGAAGTAAATATTAACGAAAAAAGCTAATAACATATGCCAATTCCAAACGGCGGTTTAATAACCGAAACTAACGAACAATATTACGCGGGTACGCAGATATTTACAGCTGTAGGAGCAAATCAAAGCTTTACAACAACATTTAATACTGACTTAATATTCGGAAGCTTCGATGTAGGTAGTGTAGATTATAGTTTAAATAACTTTAAAGTTTATATAAGTACTAACAATGGTTTACCTGATAGCTATACTGAAGTTCAAAGTCCATATACTGTTGTTAATAACGTTATAACAATACCTGCTGTAAACGTTGGAGATATTATAGCTGTTCAACTAAAAATATTAGATGGTGGTGAGTATGGAAACAGAGATGCTGTTGGTGAAACTGTAGAAGATAACTACGGAGGTTATTCTTACATAACATTAAACGATATAATAGATAACTTTATGGTTGGTTATGTTGGCGATGGTAAATTAATACAAACATGTAAAAAATCTGACGCTGTGTTTTTTGCCAAACGTGGATTACAAGAGTTTAGTTATGATACTTTAAAAAGTGTCAAGTCACAAGAATTAACCGTGCCGCCTAGCTTAAGTGTTGTATTACCACAAGACTATGTTAATTATGTTAGAGTATCAAGAGTAGATAGCTCAGGTGTTAAACATATAATATATCCAGCAAATAATTTAACTATTAATCCTTACGAAAATCCAATACAAGATAACGTAGGTGTACCCGTGCAAGATACTGTTGGAGATAATATTGAAGGTAGTTCTTTAACTGAAGAAAGATGGGATGCTAATTCTAGTGCTTTCAGTAACTTTAACAATTCTTTGTTTGACAATTTCTTTGCTTATATGAATTATGAATATGGTTACGGATACGGTGGTCCTTTTGGCCAAAGGTATGGACTTGAACCTCAGATATCTCAATCAAACGGTTGGTTTACAATAAATGACAGAGAAGGTAAAATGTCTTTTTCTAGTGGTTTAGCTGGAAGTCTTATAGTACTAGAGTATATATCAGATGGACTTGCTTATGATTTAGATAGTAGAATACCTAAAATGGCAGAAGAAGCAATGTATGCTCATCTATTGTATTCTATAATATCAACTAGAGCTGGTCAATCAGAAGGGGTTGTAATGAGATTTAGAAGAGATCGTAGTGCAAAATTAAGAAATGCTAAAATAAGACTATCAAATATTAAAACAGATGAGATAGTTCAAACAATGAGAGGTAAATCTAAATGGCTTAAATTTTAATAAATGGCGCAAGTTACTAATAATTTTCTTAAGGGTAAAATGAACAAAGATCTAGATGCTAGATTGTTGCAACCTGGAGAATACAGAAACGCGGTAAATGCTCAAGTGAGTAAATCAGAAGGTCCAAATGTTGGTGCTTTAGAAAATGTATTAGGTAACGCCTTGTTAATAGACTGGAACATGTATCTTAATAATGGAACTAGTCGTGTTGAAAATTTAAAAAGTATTGGTTATTTAACAGATGAGATAAACAATACTATGTATATTTTTCTTACAAATCATAAAGTAGAAAAATATGATCCAGGTGCTAAAAACTATATAGTATCTTACGACACGCTTGCAAATCAACCTGCTGTTTTAGTTGAAGGTGCTTTTTTAAACTTTTCACAATTATATCCTATATATGGAGTAAACATATTAGAGGGTTTATTATTTTTTACAGATAATAGAAATCAACCTAGAAAAATAAATACAGCTAGACAGTTAGGTTATTACACAACTGAAGATCAAATATCTGTAGCTAAATATAATCCTTATCAAGCTATAGAGTTCTGGAGAAATACAGGTGTTGTTGACGAATACGAAACAACAATGAAAAACGTTTCTAGTAAATTTTAT